CCCGCTTGACCGGCACGCGAACCTTGAGGTCAAACTCAATGTCGTTCAGCTTGACCTTGATGGTCTTGAACCGTGACGCGGCACGGATGGCTTCGTAGTCTTGGCCGAGTTTGTTTGCGATTGCCATGTCAGACCCCCGGCTTAATCATGCGCTGGAAAATTTCGTTGTTCAGTTCACGAACGTAATCAACGATTTCAGCCGGGGTCATCTTGTCTGCGTGACGTGCGGCAATTTGGTGAGCCAGCGTGATGCCGGTCATTTTTTGCTGCATGAAGCCGAACCAGTGCTTGTGTTCTTTGGCTTGCTCTACAAGGTAATCCAGAAGGTCATTCGTGTTTTGTATTGTATTTTCTTGCATGGTCAGGTTTTGGGTTTTGGCGGTTTGGGTGGATTTGCTTCTGCCAAAAGGTGAAGCGCGTATTGGTATCCGCTGCCGGGTTCAGCCGTCAACAGGGCTTCCTGAATTTCTGCGTTGTCAATTTTGTAGTCTTCGGCAACCCGCTTGGGGTCGCCGTAGGTCGCCAAAATTGCCTCAACTGCTTGCTCAATGGCGGTCATCAGTTGTTGCTCCAGCCGAATTGATTGCCCCGTGGGTGAATGGTGAACATACACTTGGCTTCAGCATTGGGCTGTGCGTCAATCTGGAAATTGCCGACACGTCCATTGAAGGCGTATGCAATGGTGTTGGTGCCTTCAACAGCGGCCACCACGAACGTCCGATCAACGGTGCCGTTGTAAGCGTCTGCGCGAATCTGCAACAGGGCCGTGTCAGCGGGGTTCCACGATGCAGTCACGCTCAAGCTGGTCGGTGCGGATTGGACGGGAATCTTGTCAGACTGACGCGAGCCTGCAACGCTGAAGTTGGCAACGGCGTCATCCATGCCAAACGCGGGCACGGCTTGAACAGGAACCAAAACGCCAGCCGTGCCTGTGCCGTTGGCGGCGGTGCCGACAATAGTGGTCACTTGTGCAACCCAAACAGACAAGTTCGCCGTGGTGAGCGGCGTTGGCGTGGCCGCAGATTGCATCCACAAGGACGCGCTAAAACCGGGTAAAACCTTTGCTGGAATAGTCATGGTGCGTCCTTATGCGTTGTTGGACCAGCCGTACTGGTTGCCGCGTGGATGAATGGTGAACATACATTTTGCTTCGGCGTTCGGTTGAGCATCAATTTGGAAGTTGCCCACGCGACCGTTGAAAGCGTAGTACACGATGTTTGCGCCATCGTCAGCTTCAATGACAAAGGTGCGGTCAATTACGCCGCTGTATGCGTCAGCACGCATCAACAGCAAGTTGGTGTCAGCGGGGTTCCATGAAGCTGTAACGCTCAGGCTTGTCGGCGCAGACTGCACGGGGATTTTGTCGGATTGGCGCGAGCCTGCAACGCTGAAGTTGGCAACAGCATCGTCCATGCCAAAAGCTGGCACGGCTTGAACCGGCAGTTGGTTTGCCACCACGGCGATGGGTGAAACGCTGGCAACCAGAGACAGTTGCGCGATTGTCAAAATCGTTGGGGTTGCACCGGGTTGCGCGTACAGCGTAGCGGAAAAGCCGGGCAATACTTTGTTTGGAAGGGCCATTTTTCAATTCCTCAGTTTGGGTTAAACACTCTTGTCTTGTCAGGTCGGAATGTAGATGGTGCAGTCCATGAAAACCTGCGCCAGCTTGTCTTCGTTGTCGTAGCCGTTGTACAGCCACATCACGTCCGCCTTTGAGATATTGAATCCCCCGTCAAGAGGGTTGCCAAACATCCCGCTGTAACCGTGAAGGGATTGTAGTATCTGATTGGAAATTGTGAAACCGTCTTCAATGACTTGAGTGAAAACGGAAATCTGGAAAATTGGAGTGTCAATGCCTTTGACGCCCTGTGTCGAGCCAGTGAACACGGGCTGGTGAATGTTGCGTAGGTGCCACGTCAAAAACTTTGGCTGTGTCGCAAAGTTCCGGTTAAATGCGGCGTACACGGGCACGGGCGCAACGATGCTTGCCAGTTGATACTGGATTGCCTCGCCTGTGATTTGTGGGTTTAGTTGTGCCATTACACCGCCGTCTGAGGGTCGTTGCGAACGCAAAGCATTTTGACCGCCATGCGGTCATCAGTCTCACGCACGCTGTCAATGCGCCATGAAAAACTTTTCCACACTACGGCGTACAAGTTTTGGTTGTCCACAATCTCGCGGGTGTTGGGCGTGTAGTTGAAGGTGAATTCCACTACGTCCGCGTAAACCCGGTACTTTTCAGAAATGCGGACATGGTTGCTCACTGAATGAACGCGTGCGCGAGTCTTGAACCACTCCACTTCTGTTGTGGTTTGCTCCCCGAACCCGTTGGCCCCAAAAGTCAACTGGTTGATGGTCACGTTTTCAAACCGTGCAATTGTCATTACATCACCAGCGGTTTGTAAGGGCGAAGCAAGGCGGCAACACCAAACGGAATGTTTTTCAATTGCCCGTCTGTGGTGTCGCTGCGGTTGTTGTACAGGTGCGTGAACAAGAGCAATCCAGCTTGCTTGATTACGGGGTACTGCGCCAGCGGGCTTGCGCCCAAGGTGTACTCGCAATAAACCGGGCTGGTCATGGCCGTATTCAGGTTGCTCGGAAGGCTTTGAAGCACCACTTTGTTGCCGGATGGGTCGTAGTAATACTGGCCCACGGCAACGGTGTTGAGCAGCGGCGTAACGTCACCCGTCCAGTATTTCACTGCGGTAACGGTGACGCCGGGCTGACCACTTCCTTGCGCTTGGCTGACTTCAGGCAAATCCAAAGTGAGCGGCGTGCCGTACAGGCTTGAAGCGTTGTACCAAACCCGATAGCTTATCGGGAAAATTGCCATGCCCAGATAGTCTTCTATGGCCTGCCGAACGGCGAGTTCCAACGCCTCAAGGTACGCGTCTTGCGACTCGTCCTCAAAAAGGTTCAGTTGATTGGCGATTTCCTGAGTGGTGAGCCATTGGGTCGCCAAATCGCGGCTGGTCTGTTCAAACTTTTCATAGTTGAACGGGTTGCGCGTTGGCGCACCGTAGTTCAGATAGCCAACCTGCTCAATGGTCATGGTCTGCCCCTATTAAGCGGCGGATGCACGAACGCCAGCGAACGGGTCACGCACGCTAGACACCACGCGCTTTTCAGCGAACATCGTGATGAAACCGGGCTGTGTTTGCTCAAACGCCTTGATGGTCATTTGCTCAGTGTCGCCGATGGTCAAGAACCGAGGCCAGTTGCCCAAGTAAATTGGGAACGCGGCGGTCAAGTACGGGTTGGCGACCACGGGGAAGCCGAACACGTTGCCCACTGCGTAGCCATCTTTTTCGCCCAATTCAAGGAACAGAGGCAAGCCTTGGCTGTCTTTGAGTTGGCGCAAAGTCTTAATCATCGTGGGCGTCATGTGCCACGCGGTGCCGGGAATAGACCAATACTGTGGAGGCAAGGCGTCCACAATGTCAGTAATTTTGTTGTAAGTCGGGGTTGTGCCGCCGAGGCTCACTGTTGCAACCGTGTGGATGCCGTTGGTCATGTTCACGCCGCTGGTGCCGTATGCACTGGCCGCGCCGCTCAGGTACATATCCAAGCCGCGCAAGCCCGACTCGCCGCCTGTGCTGGTGGTCGTAGTGCCCGACTGGTCATTGTTCTGAACCATAGACAGAGCTTCCAACCGGCTGAATTCCAGCGCAAGGTCATCCGCAATGGTGGCGTCCAGATTGTTGACGTCCGAAAGAACGGCGGTACGAATAGGCAATTGAGCAACCAGCACGCGGACAGGCAGTTGCCAGATGCTAGTGTTGGTGTTTGGAGTTCCGCTGTTGGGCGTGAATGTGTAGCCCCACGGGTTCGTTGGGTCAGTCGCGTTGCCGGTCTTGGCAACAAATTGCATATCAGAGCCAATGACAGGCACTTCACGGGCCATCATTCGCAGGGGGTTGCCGTAGCGCAAAGCCGCAAAAGCCGCGTCAAAAACAACATTGCCGCCAATGCCAGAACCAGAGCCGGTCAAACCGGAGGCTTCTTTCAGGTCAATGGTTGCCTCTGCACGCTCAGTCAGTGCCTGCTTGATGCCGGATAGGATTTTCTCGGTAATGGTCATAGCGTTTTCCGAATCAGGTTGAGAAAAGGCGGGAGCCGAAGCCCCCGCCAAAGGCTCACTGCAATCAGGTCGCAGTGCCGGTCGAGCGATAACGCACGCCAGCGTTGGGGTCACGAACGGAAGTCGCCAGACGCTTCTCGCCGAAGAACGTGATGTAACCGGGCAATGTCTGGTCATATCGACGCATCACCAGATTCAAACGATCAATGGTCGTGTGGAACTTGCTCCAGTCAGCAAAGTACATGGGGTACAGGCTGGTGGTTCCGGCGGCACCAGTGCTGGTCTGCGATGGGGTGTCAACGTACTTGTTCACGACCACATCAAAGCCCAGCAACTGACCCACGATACCTTCAACGCTCAAACCTTCATTACGGTTGAAGATAGGTGCGCCGTTGTTGTCTTTCAGGTTGCGGATGCCGTTCAACAAGATGGGCGAAATCATGAACTTGGCGTCAGCCGTCCAGTATTGCTGTGGCAATGCGTAGATAAGGTTGATGACGTCGTTGTACGTGATGTTGTTCGCGCCCACGGTGTTGGCGTTGGAAGTCAACTGGTCGTAGGTTGCCAGCGAGTGCAGGCCGCTGGTGGAACCGGTGCCGCTGGAGCCAAAGGCCGCAGTGGAGGTGGTGCCGCCAGTGTATGTACTGTTCGCGCCGGGGTATTGGTCAAGACCACGCACGCCGTCCGCGCCGCCTGTGGAAACGCTGGTGCCAGAACCGGTCTGATCGTTGTTCTGAATCATCGACAGGGCTTCAGCCTGCGCGAATTCAGCCAACATATCGTCAACCACGTTGGCTTCCAAGCCGTCAATGTCATCCAATGCCGCAGTACGGATTGGGAATTGCACGTTGATGTCCTTGAGGACAATCTGCCAAATGCTGGTGTTTTCAGTGGTGGACGCACCGTTGTTCTGAATGTCATAGCCCCACTGAACGCCAGCGTTGCCAGTCTTGACGCGGAACTGATAGCTGGAGCCATCGGTCGCCACGGTACGGGTCAAGCCGCGCAAGGGGTTAGCCAAACGCAGAGCGCGGAACACGGGGTCGTAAGCTGTGCGACCACCCTTGCCATCACCGCCAGCGGTCAGGGCAGAGGCTTCAGCCAGATACGCTTCCATCTGGGACTCGTCCGCAAAAATCTTCAACTGCTTTTCAAACGTGGACTTTTCGCCCATGATTTGCTTCAGTTGCTCACGGACGTGCTTGTTGACGTCTTGACGGACAGTCTTGGCAACTTCAGTGTGGATTGCGGGAGTGCCAACTGCGGCCACTTTGGCTTCCAGTGCGGAAACCATTTGGCTGAATTCAGCTTTTACGGCTTCAACGGCGGCGGGGATTTTGGCTTCAACGGCCACGATGCCTTCGGCCTGTTTGGCTTCAATGGCATCCAATTTCTCAATGATTTCTTTTTGCATGGCTCAACCTTTCAGTCGTTTTTCCAGTAATTTCAGCAATTCGCGTTGCTCAAGCGCGGCGAGGATTTGCTGTGCTTCGGTCACTTCCGCGTCAGAATCGCTCTGTGCGGGCGTGTTATCAGTTTGGAATTGGTCGGCTTCACGCTGACTCAGAACCTTTCTGAAAACGGACGCGGAAGTGACCGCATCCTTCTTGGACAAGCCTGCTTCACGCAAAGCCTTTTCCAAAATCTTCAAATCAGCGGTGCCATCTGG